GCGCTTCGTCAATGATGACGGCTGCAAACTTATCGCCAAAACGGCTTATTGAGTTCTTAACAGTACCAGGCGTACCATAAACAACGCTGTGCCTCATGCATCTGGAGCCTGCCGACGAGCTGAAAATGCTCGCCTGCTGACCTGTGGCCAAGTATTTCTCATGATTTTGCTCTGTCAGCTCTTTGGACGGCTGAAGGCATAGCACTTTTTTTCCGCTGCTCTCATAAACCCAATGAGCGATAGCTGCGCAGATCCAGGACTTGCCCGCACCTGTTGCAAGCTCAAGCAAGCCTGCATCAATGCGGCGCTTCATCCATGATACGGCCGCGTTAACTGCCTCTTGTTGGTAGGGGCGTAACTGCATTACGAAAACTTCCAGTAATTTGTTGGATTCCCTGTATATGGCTCAAGATCAAGATCTTTCAGTTTTTCTTTGACGATCTTGGCGTATGCTATCGACCCCTTCCGCTCGACCCTGGTTAGCTTTCTTCCACAAATAATTGCGTTTTTGCTTTTGGCTGCTTCAACAAGTTGCGAAAGTATCTCTTTTTTTCGAGCCGTCGCATTATCGAGCGTTTCGCAAATTCGGTCATACTCTTCAATTAGCTTATTAGCTGCCAGTGTATTAATCTCAACCTGCTTCGCCTCAAGGTGCTCAGGATTGTCTAGCTCGCTTAAATACAGATCATGAAAATCCTTTAATTGCGGTAGCGCATTATGAAACCATGCGTGATTAAACTCTATTGTTTCTAAGGACGTGCCGTGCTTTGACCACTGGAAAAAATGACAAAACTTTCGGCCAGTTACCGCCATTTCAATTTGCATTTGCGCATAATAGTGCGGCTGCTCTCCCGCCGTTTTAAATACTGGCTCTTTATCATTGCGCTTTCCGAACGGGCACTTTATCTCTATCACTCCATCAGCGCCTATCAATCCGTCTGGGCTAGCGCCAAGCCAGTTATAATCTGGATGCACAAAGAATCCGCACTCTTCAACAAAGTTGTCGGTTTTTCCGAAATAGTCCATCGTTGCTAGCGGCTCATGCAACTGCCCGTACTCGGTCGCAATATTGCCTTTAAATTCAGACTCAGCACCATGATAACTTCGCACCATTGACCTAATTAAATCCTCTGGCGTTTTCCACGGATTGACACCTAATGCTGCGCCGATATTTGAGCCTGTCAGCTTGCCTTTTCTTGCTCTAAACCATTCTTTTGATCTTTGTTCCATTGCTATTTCCTCTCACCAAAAAGAAGCGCCCACACAGGGCGCGCATAAATTAAAATGGAATATCGTCATCATCGTCAATAGACGAATCAACAGGCGTGGCAGCAGCAGGTTTTGACAGCTCTGCGCCCTTTGAAGGCGCTACCGCCGCAATCCAGTTTCCTGACATTTCTTCGCCGTTATCTTTTTTCATTTCCCAGATCATGACTTTAATTGCCATCATCTTGCCAACTAAAGCGCTCATTAAGTCTGTATCGCTCGGCTCGCCTTGCACTGCCATCAACTTGCCACCAGCGTTTACATCAATCGCAGCTAGCATTCGCTTTGCTTTGTCAGCCGTCGCTGATGGATCTTTATCATTCGACATGCCAAACACTTTAACCTTGTGAAAAATCACGCGGTTATTGTAGTCGTCAGGTTGCATTACTCGCCATTTAAGAGAGATATAGCGGTCATCGTTGTAGCTATCCCACTTCGCCTCTTCAATAGCAGCGATACAGGTTGTATCATTCGGGATAGGCTCAAGGTTTCCGCCGCTCAGCTCGAAGCTGCTGGCTGACTCTGCTTTTGTGCCGTCACTTAGATCGAAAAAACTCATAATTATTTACCTTCTTTTTTTACATTAAAAAACGGGATCAATTCTAATAGCGGATTTTCACCCTTGTTTACTTCAATTTCTTCTGGGAAGTTGTAGCGGTTCTTGGCGTCAACATAGCCGATAGTACCCTCACTCGCCGCAATCAATACGCGCTCGCCGGTGCTTGTGACCTTGCCATAGGCTTTGACATTGCCTTTTTTATCTTTGTCGCCGCCCATCACGAACTCTTTTGATTTTAGATACAGCACGGCGTCACTGGTCGCTACATAAATCTTTCTGCTTGCCTCATGCATGTCAAGAGACCAAGTGCTATACGCTTCTACATCTGGCCGGTTCTTAACTTTAGCGATACCGCTATGAGCAAGAAAGATAACAGCTATACCTTTTCTGCGTAGATGCTCGCAAGCATTACGAACTTTAGAATGTAAAGCCGCTACAGCTAAATAGCCCTTACCAAAACCGCCAGCCGCCTCACCTATATTTGTCGCGCCGTTGCCATCGAACTCAATCACCTCATTTTCAAACAAAGTATTAAGCGTAGTCACAGCATCAACTACAACAGTCTTAAAGTCATGCTCTGCTGTTGCTAGCTCGCGAAGCTGGGCCAGTAGTGTTTCACTTGGCTTTGACTTCGCTTTAGCACTAGGCGCAGGGATTTCTGGGAAAAGTGTTGGCTTACTTTCTTCGCTCCAAGTCTCGAAAACACTGGCTGCGTTCTCAGCCTGAACAATTATAGGGTTTGGAAATAATGCGGCCAATGACGTTTTACCAACACCTGGAAAGCCGACCACCGTCAATACCGGCGCCTGAACTGTAGGCTTAGAAGCCTGTTCTAAATAACTCATAATTTTTCCCTTTTGCTAAAGTCGTTTTATTTATATCTGCCTAAACAGTGTTTGCAAATTTAAAGGCTTTTGATTATGATGTCAACACGTTTTGATAATTAATCAACAGGAAATAAAAAAGATGCTTACAGTTGACCAAATAAAAGAGCAATTAAAGGATAGGAATCTTCGCGCCGTTGCCAGGGCCGTCAAGCTTCACGAAAACACTATTTACAGATTTATCAATAATAGAGACCCGAGATGGTCAACAGTTGAAAAGCTTAGTAAGTACTTAGAGGAACAAAATAATAATGAATAACATCTACGACTATCTAGAAGCAGGCTTTAAAATATTCGGCATTCACGGCGCTACAGATGGAAAGTGCAACTGCGGCAATGATGACTGCAAAGCCTTATATAAACACCCCGTTATCTCCAACTGGCAGAACGTTCCGAGCTGGTCGGATGAGCAAATAGAGACATTCGAAGCTATGGGTCATTTTAAGACAGGCTTTGGCGTGCTCTGTTCTGGCTTCTTGGTTATTGATGTTGATGCAAGAAATGGAGGCGTGCCATCGTTTGAAAAACTGTGCAAAGATGTGCCAGGAGCTGCAGATGCTGCATTTGTCGTCAATACTGGAAGCGGTGGCGGGTCGCAACACCACTATTTCAAGCTTAGTGAGCCTATGGCGCTAGTCCAGGCGCATAAAGACTATCCTGGTATCGACTTCAAAACCTCCGGCTATGTTATTGGCGAGGGGTCGCTACATGCAAGCGGAAGCGCTTACGAAACCGAAAAGGGCTACCCGCAAGATACAGATATAGCGCCGCCTGAATTACTGTCCTTGCTTAAAAAACCTGAGTTTCATCGCGTGCAAGTGGACGGTAAAAACATTGATGTTAATCGAGAGAACATCATAGAGCTGCTTTCCTATTTTAATTCTAATTGCTCTTATGAAAAGTGGATCAAGACCGGCATGGCTATCCATCACGCACTAGCAGGGGACGGCCTTGACCTCTGGGATGATTGGAGCATGAAGGGCGAAGACTACCCAGAGTACAGCCAGGTCGAAAGGCATTGGCATAGCTTTGGCAAGTCTGCAAATCCGGCTGGCTACGGCACTTTATTGCACTATGCTAAGGAGGGCGGCTATTGTGAGCCGGTGACGTTTGAGTACGATGCGCCAAGCGAAGCGGTGACGCTTGATTGCTCCAGCATTGACGTATTGCGCCCCCCTGGCTTTGTCGGCGAGCTTACCGAGTGGATTAATGCACAATGCCTATACCCACGCGAAAATCTCGCTGTAGCGGCAGCATTGTGCGCCGTCTCTTCTCTGGCGGGAATGCGCGTGACAGATGAGCTGGACGACATGAGCGCGAATATCATCGCGTTTTGCGTGGCGGGCTCCAGTACGGGGAAGGAAGCTGTGCAGCAAGCCTATCTAAAAATACTGAAAGTTGCGGGCGTACATGATGCTGTGCATGGTGCATTCAAATCAGAACAGGAGCTAATGCGCAATCTGATCAGACATCAGGCCGCATTTTATAGCGTTGATGAGATGGGAATCGTGCTTCGTAAGCTTGAGAATGCCAGCAAAAAAGGTGGTGCGTCTTATCTTGAGGGCTTAATAGGTCAAGTAATGTCAATCTATTCAAAAGCTAACGGCTATCTACCATTAAGTGGCGACCTTAAAGAAGAGATAAAAACAATAATGCTTCGAGATCTTGCAAAAGTTTCCAGGCAACTGGAAGACTTACCGCAAGATAGTAGCACCGACACCAAACGAGCGCGAATTGAAAAGCAGAAAGACAGAATAGAGACCGCTATCGATAAAGTCTCTGAGGGCTTAGAGTCGCCATTCTTGACCATTCTCGGCTACACCACGCCAATCACGTTCGATTCTTTGATGGGCTTTGAGCAAGCTACAAACGGTTTTTTGGCTAGGGCTATGATGTTTTCAGAGCTTGAGACCAACCCGAAAAGAAAGAAAAAATTTATCAAACATCGCATGAGTGAACAGCTAGAGAACAAAATAAGAAACCTTTATGCGCCAGGTAAGTTTGACATGCTTGACCATGATTCAAGGGTGGAATTTACAGGGTCAAAGGATGTAATCCCTACCACGGACGAAGGTCAAGAGCTTTTGAACCTGGTCTATGAGCACTTTTACACCATGGCAGACGAGCATAAAGGGAAGACAGGCCTGGAAGCCATACCTCGGCGCGGCTATGAAATTGTTTCAAAAGTTAGCCTTATTTTAGCTTTGCCAGAAGGCGTTAGGACTGCCGAGCACATCCGTTATGCTTACAGGTTGGCCAAGAAAGACACAGAAGGGAAGATAAAATTAGCCTATTCCACTGAAAATAATGATAGCGCTGACGGCCTCGCCGCTAAAGTTTTGTCCGTCATTTCTGACGAGCATGGCGAAACTCAGGGCGTAATATGCAACAAATTGCACAAGGTGCCGAAAGAGCAGGTTGCGTCATTGCTCGCGCAAATGACAGAAAAGGGAATGATTGAATTAAAAGAATATAAAAATACAAAAGGGCGGCTTGTCAAAAAGTATTATAGTGTGGCATAGTTAAGAAACTCAGTGATGACGCGGGTTTACGGGCTTATACTTATTACACTTATTCATACTTATTTAGGGTAAAAATAAGTGTAACTCCAGTCATATCAAGGGATTCGGCCACACTTATACACTTATTGAAACCTCTTAAGAGACTCTTTTTTAGAGACCTTTTAAGGGGTTTTTTTGTGCTTAAAAAAAGAGTCTCTAGTATAAGTGTATAAGTGTATAAGTGTAGATATATATATAATAGAGATATATAAAAAGATAGTAATAACAACCACTTAAAACACGAATGATTCTCATTCAAGAGTTTTACACTTATTTAAATAAAAATAAGTGTGAATAAGTGTAGACTAAGCCTTTACATTTAATATTATATAAATATATAATCTACACACATTAACGAAACACTAACGAAACAGAGGAAAACAAAATGGCGAATAGAAAAGTTGAACCAGATTTAAGACGGGTCGTGTTAGCGGTAACGGTTCCGCAATGGCTGATTGATGCGGTAACCGATGCGGCCAAACAAGACGATATTACGAAAAGCGATATGGTCGAACGTGCACTTGTTGAAACTTATGGATTTGAAAGGGGGTCGCAATCATGAGCTTGGATAGCCAGATTACAGATGTAATAATTAAAAATGCTTTTCATGAATGTTTCACGCAGTGGTATTTTGATATTGTCCCGCTAAATAAGATTCCAGGCATTCATCATCACCCACTATACGAAACGTTACGGCGCGCGCATTGCATGAAATTTGATGTAATGCCTGATGAGACTATAAGCTCGCTAAAATCTGCCGTAAAGCATGTTATTGATGATTGCGCAGAAGCTTTAGAGCCAGAGCAAAGGCTAGAGGGTGAAAGGTCTTTCTGGCGCTCTTTGTTTAAGCGGGGGTCGCAGTCATGAAAAACGAAAATCAAGTACGCGGCATTGAGCGCCAGATAACAAAAATCAATATGGAATTACACGACCTGAAGACAAATCATATTTTGCACTTGATTCTAACAGTTCTAACAATTCCAGCGTTTGGCCTGTGGGCTCTTGTATGGGCCGTTTGCGCTCTATCCAATGCAAACGAGCGGTCAAAGCTAAAAACGCGTCAGGCGCAACTTGAGACGCAGCTAGACCTATTATGGGAGGGTATTTAGTATGCAATCCTACATATTTGACTACAAACCTGAAAAACTAGGCTTCACAATCGAAGGTTATTTCGATCATGACGTAGCTGGTGCATGGTTCGAGGTCGAGACAGTTAGACTGGGCGTTTATGATGTCACTGACGTGCTTTCGAATGACGTTATCAGCGATATCGAGAAAGCAGCGTTTAAAGCGCTTGCTGATGATGCGGCTAGGGGTGAGTAACCACTCCTAAGTCGTTGAAAAACAAAAAGATAGATGAATTGAGGGTGATAGAAATGAAAACAGTAAGTATAGATATACAAATCCCAGACGGGTATGAAGTGGCTGAAGGGCTGCCCAGGACACCAAAAGAAGGTGAATACTATTACAACATGCGTAAAGAGGGAGTATCTCAGTGTACAGGTCCTTGGCATAGTGCTTCTGGTGTAGCCTTTATCCTCTGTAAGTCTGCACCTGAGTACGATACAAAATATATAAACGCGATGGATGGCACATTAAATCTGGTCAAATACGTAGAAATCAAAGCCCTTGAAGATGCTTTACTATGCGCAGAGCCACAAGGTCGGGTCACTAAAGAGGATAGGGACGAACTACTAAAAGCCCTAAAAGCACTAGTGGAGGTTACAGATGAACACTAAAGAGATTATTGAAGTACTAAAGGCG